TTACGGTGAAGGATATGCCGCGCAAAAGTCGTCGCCGGTTTCTTTCAGTTCAGTCAGTTCATAAGCCATGACGTCTTTGTTATCTTTAACGGTATGATAGCGGGATTTGAGTTTTACTATCAATGAATCCGGAACAACATCATTGTCATCAGGATCACGCTTTGCACAATAAAAATAAAACATCGCTTTTTGCAGCACAGAAACCGGTAATACATCGTAATGGCCGGATAAATACTGAATAACATACTCACGGTGTTTATCTGATGACAGCAGTAAATATTCCATACATTGGGATTTAAAATAATCATTACTGATTACCGGCGATTCCATTATTTTTTTCCGGAATTCACAGGATAAATCAGGGTCACGTACAGAAAGCGTATCCAGATAAAAACCCGCTTCTTCTGCACCCTCGTCTTCACAATCCCAGTTGAAATATAACGGGTTGATATAACCTTGTTTCAGGTACAGCGCTAAACCATCAGCCAATTCCTGTGTTGATTTACTGTTGTAATCGTTATCCATGATGCCGGTTCCGGTTTTATGGTATATGGCGGATACCATTAATATACGGTTTCCTGACGGAAATTAAATCATTATTTATCTGTCATTATATCACTGCACCGAAATACGGTGTGTTCAGCCCTGCCTGTGAGCAGGGCTTTTTTATGGCCGGACAGGAGGCAGAGAGTATTCACAGGCACTGAGGTAAGAATGAATGATAAAGACATTGAATTAATTATTTATAACCAGCTGGTTACTGAGCTGAAAAATCACGGTATTACCACGGGCGTTAAGGCGGGTTTCTTTCCGGAAAATCATATCTCCGGAGAGGATTTTATTGCCTTTTATCCTGTTGGTGAGACACCGGCAGGATGGCAGAAACGCAGTTATGCCGTCCGCGGGCAGAATGCCAATCATACCGAAAGCCAGATAACTGAAAAAAAATACCGGGTTCAGGGGTTTATTACTGAATCTCAGACACATACCGCCGGTGATATTGTGGCCGCAGTCAGGATGATTGTGAATTCACTGCCCTTTACCGGTGTGCTGAATAAACAGGGAGTCGGCGTTCAGCGCGCCGGTGCTATCCGGGTGCCGTATCTGGCTGATGACCAGGGGCATTACAGACAGGCACCTTCTTTTGATTTCAATGTGACGTTTACCCGTACACTCCGCCCGGAGACCGGCGTTGTTTCAGCGCTGTTCCCGGATATTTACTGCATATAAGGTTTTACTATGCCAATAAAACAAACACGTTATGTCGATATCGCCTCTGCGGTCATCGGCGCTTCTGCTGTGCCTGAGCGTAAGCTGACCGCACGGTTATTCTCTGCTGATCCGAAAATTCCGGCTGGTCATGTCCTTGAATTTGCGCCGGGTCAGGTTGATGAACTGCTGGGGGCGGATTCACCGGAAGCTCAGTTTGCCCGTCAGTATTTCAGTTATGTCAGTCCGGCACCGGTCAGTAAACCGAAAGAACTGCAGATTGCCGCATACGCGCCGGTCGGACGCACACCGGCACTGTTCGGTATCAAAGCGGCCGCGCTGGCTGATCTGACTGCCGTCACCGACGGCACACTGTCCGTAACCATCGGTCAGACCACCAAAAACTATAAGGATCTGGATTTAGCGGCGGCCAAATCCTATGCCGATATTGCCTCACTGATCCAGGCAAAACTGAATGCTGAGAGTGAGCCGCAGTTCGCGGGCAGTTATCTCACTTTTAATGCACAAAAGAATGCGTTCGAACTGAACGGCGGTGTACAGGAGCATGTCTCCGCCGGTGTGGCGTATTCCGTTCTCGCGGATGCCATGGGGCTTTCTTCCGGGCTGTCATCAGAAGGGCATCCGGCGCAGACACCACTGGAAGCTTTTATGGTGGCAGAGCAGGTATCTGACTCATTCGGCAGTGCGACGTTCCTCACTGAATTACCGGCGGAGCAGGCTGTGCCGCTGGCGCAGTATGTCGCCGGTGAGAATGTGAAATATCAGCTGCATCTCAGTGTGTCTGCCGACAATGCAGAGGAATTAAATTCCGCGCTGGCAGGAACGGCATCTGTTGGTCTGAACCTGAAAACGGACAATGGTTACTTTATCCAGGCGCTGCCGATGGCAGTGATGGCAGCGACCGATTATGACCGGACGAATGCTGCGACAAACTACATGTTCCGTCAGTTGGGTGTGACTTTCCCGGCACAGGTGACCAAAGACGCGGATGCGGATCGCTTCGACAAGCTGCGCGTGAACTATTACGGCGAAACGGCGGTGGCCGGCTCGCAAATCCGTTTTTATCAGCGCGGCTTCCTGTGCGGCGGAGCATCTGATCCGCTGGATATGAGTGTTCACGCCAACGAGCAGTGGCTGAAAGCGTATATCGCACAGCAGTGGTTCAGCCTTCTGCTGGCCACCCGCGGTGTTCCGGCCAACAAAGACGGTGAGGCACAGGCGCTGATGGTGATTGCCGGTGCAGTTACCAAAGCGCTGGATAACGGCACTATTCTGGCCGGTAAGAACCTGACAGAAGTACAGAAAATCGCAGTGGCAGATGCCTCCGGTGATGATCTGGCCTGGCACGATGTACAGGACAAAGGTTACTGGTATGACGCGAAAATCACCGAAAACACCGGCAAAAACGGTCTGCCGGAGTATGTCATGAAATACGTGCTGATTTACGGCAAAGGCGACTGGGTCCGTAAAGTCGAAGGCTCACATAACTTAGTGTAAGTAAGGAAGAAAAATATGATTGAAGTATCAGCAACCGGTCTCGCGCTGGTGGTGAAAGCCAGCAAAACCTTTCCGTCAGGTATTCTTATCACCGCCTTTGCGGATGATGCGGATCCGCTGGATCTCCCGCCGACCGAGATTGTTAAAACAGGCGTCGATATCAACGGTAACCTGCTGAGCTGGTCAGCACCGGCACCGCAGACGGTCACAATTAACGTGCCGGCGGGCAGTGAGGAAGATCAGAACCTGGCTATCCTGCTGGACGCCAATACGGCGAAAAGAGGCCGCCGCGCCGCTGGGGATAATATCACGATGGTTGCCTCTTACGGCAACGGTTCGACCACCACCGCACGTAACGGCCGTATCACCAACGGCAGCCGCGGAAGCTCTGTCGCCGGTGCGGGCCGTCTGAAATCCAAACAGTACACATTTGTATTCCAGGATTTTGATTTTACACGTAATCGTTAATTCTGAGCGGGCGAAAGCCCGCTTTTTTTACGGGAAAGAAATATGCTGATCAAACCTAAAGAAGTGGCGGTAAAAGATGCCGATGGTGTTGAGAAAACATTCATTATCAGCCGTCTTCCGGCAATTACCGGGCGGGAAATTCTCGCCAAATATCCGCTGTCCAATGCGCCGAAAATCGGTGACTACGAAGTCAGTAAAGATGCCATGCTGAAAATGATGGCCTATGTGTGTGTGCCGGTCAGTGGTGAAGAGATCCCGCTGAAGACACAGGCTCTGATTGATAACCATGTGCCGGACGGGGAATCGCTGATCCGCCTTGAGCTGGAAATGCTGAAGTACAACACCAGTTTTTTCGGCAAAGGCGGGAGCCAAGGTTTCCTCCCCTCCCTGCTCAGCAGGGCAGGCAGTTCACTCCCGTCGGTTATAAAAACGCTGATAGCTTCTTTGCAGTCATCATCAGCGAAAAACTCGCCACCCTCAGCGAACTCAAAACCTCAGTAGATCTGGAGGAGGCACTGGATCTGTGGGAAATCGCCATTACCAACAGATATAACGAAGCGCTGGCCGCTTTAAAGGATAGATAATGTCTCTGACGGAAACCTTTGTTCAGTTAATTGAATCTGATATCAGTCAGACAAACGGCGCACTTGATAATCTCCGGCGTTCCACGGATGACATCGTTGACGATATAAAACAGGCGCAGCAAAACACGCTGACGTTCGGCAGCCTGCTGAAAGAGATGTGGCCGTGGCAGGAGCAGGTAAGCGGCGGACAGTATATTGAGTTTGAGAGTAATGCCGGGGAAGTGACAAAACAGACCGGTGAAATGAGTACGAAACTGAGTGCCATTGTGACCTCGCTGGTGCAGTTTACCGGCGGGGAATCTGACGCCGTGTTTAAGGCGCTGAAGCAGAATTATGACGACCTGCAGAACAGCATCTCTGAAACCCGGCGCACCGGCGAGGCGGCAGCGGCGGCAGAAATAGGTGCACAGAAAAAAGTACAGGTTGCTCTCCGTGATTCGGACGCCGCCTGGCAGAGTGCATTTGATAACGTTGCGGCACTGGCGGAAAAATCCCTCAATTTCGCCGGTATTTCAACGACAATCACCGGACTTATCAGTGATGCGACAGCCCGCGCCGCTGAAATTGAATCCATTGATAAACTGGGCAGAGAAATCAATATCACCACGCAGGATGTGGATGCGTTTTCCGGCTCGGTTGCTGCTCTCGGCGGAACACGCAGTGCCGCACAGGCCGATTTATCCGCAATGGCAAAAGCATTCGGTTTTGCCGGGGATTCGATGGAAAAGGTGTTACAGACTGCGGATAAAGTGCAGGGCATGTCATTCAGTGAGGCCAAAAAGACACTCGGCGGACTGGGTGTTGAGGATAACGGCACTGTTGAGATGCTGATGAAAGGGCGGGAAGAGTTATCCCGGATGATGGAAACACAGAAAGACTATGGCGGTATCACCCGCGAGAGTATTGAGCAATCCATCAGTTTTAACAATGCCATGCTGAGCCTGGAACAATCCGCCGGTCTCCTGAAAAACAGTCTGATGGGTATGCTGATCCCGGCGCTGGCTCAGGGGCTGGACTGGCTGGAAAAAATCGTTGTTTTTGCGAAAGAAAACAAAAATTTTGTCACCGGCTTTTTTATCGCGGTGGCCGCCGTCGTGACAGGCAAATATGTTCACGCTATGAAACTGGCACAGATCAGTACATGGACCGCCATGCTGCCGGTTATGGCGGTGGTGGCGGGGATCCTTCTGCTGGCGGCGGTTTTTGCGCTGGCGTATGACGACATCATGAATTTCATCGACGGTAACGACTCGATGATCGGACGGATACTCGACAGCTATCCGGGACTGAAAGCGGTCATTCTCACGGTGTGGGAGGCGTTTGTCGTCCTGTTTGACTTCATTATGTCGGTGATTGGCGTTGTGGCGGATATTGTCGTCGCGGCTTACAACACCATGAACACGGCACTCAATGAGTTTATTGACTGGCTGACTGCCAGTATTCATGGGGTGATGGCCTGGGGCGCTGAATTTGAAGCGGTCTTTGATACCGTGTCAGATGCGGTTGTCGGTATCTTCACATGGCTGTGGGAGCAGATTGAGGAGATCCTCGGCTGGATCAGTAAAGGGATGGATCTGGTCAAAGAGGGCTGGAGCACAGTGAAAGGCTGGGTCGGTATGGGGGATTCGGCAGAGATTGAACAGAACGTTAACCGTACCGTGACCACGAAGGGCAAACTGGAGTACAGCATCCCGGAAACCCCGTCTCTCAGTGAAGAGGAAACACTGAAACTTGCCGGACAAATCACCGGCCATGTCACCACGCTGGCGGCTAACCCGATGGCATCCCTGACCAGCGGAACGATCAGTAATCAGTCTGCGGTCAGCAATGAAAATATTATCTCTGTCGGTGAGATCAGTATCGTTGCCAAAGACGGTGATCCGCAGACTATTGCGGCGGATATCGTTGAGGTGCTGCGGCAGCACATCGAAAATATGGGACATGAATATAATTCGGGGATGGAGAAATGATAACAGAAGTCAAAATCTTTGATGTGAACTCATTTGCCACGCTGTTTGATTCAGCAAGCCCGGTAAAACTGACAGTCTCTGATACCCATAAAGCCACATCGTTTCAGGTGGAATCCGGTGAAACCCGCAGTGATCATGTCGTGGTTAATGCGGTAACTATCAGTATGGATTTAATGCTCACCGGCGAAACAGAAGATGAGTTTAAGGCAATGCAGCAGGCGTATGACTGTCACAAGCTGGTGTGTATTCAGACCAGGGTGAGAGCCTACGGGCCGATGCTGATCACCTCTTTTACCCATGATGAAAATCCGGAAATGGCTGATGGTCTCAGCCTCTCGCTGACCTTTACCGAGTGGCGGGTGATTGAACCGGAATACGGCGAACTACCGCCGCGCAAGGTGGTGAAGAAAAAACAGAGCAGCACAGTGAACAGCGGCAAAGTGCAGGCTCAGACGGCGGCACCGCCACCGGCGAAAAAAAGTTCTGTTGCCGTAAAACTTGCCGGCGGGGCTGCCGGTAAACCGGGGGGCAAATGAAAATTATACCACTGAATACCGTGCCGAATCAGCGCCTGCGGGTCACGCTGAATGAACAGGAATGGGAACTGACAATCAAAACCGCGCACGGAGTGATGTGCTGTGATATCCGCTGCGATGATGAGATTGTTGTGCAGGGGATGCGGATGCTGCCGGAGCAGCCGCTGATCCCGTACCGCTATCTTACGTCAGACGGCAATTTTACGTTACTGACCGGCGGGGACGCATTGCCCTGGTGGGAACAGTTCGGAAAAACACAGACACTGGTCTGGCGGGGGGATGATGATTGACTTACGCAGGATCCGCTGCGCCATCGAGGTTAACGGTCGCCTGCAATGGTATGAGGGCATGCGTATGCATGCTTCGGGCACGAAATACGCCAATCCGTTACAGAATGACTGTTCATTCAGCATTGATGGCCTGAATACACAAACCCGCAACATGCTGCTGACGGAAACCAGTCCCTTTACAGAGAGCAAAACACCGCACCGGATCATCCTGGAAGCCGGGCGGCGCAGTACCGGCGTATTCCGCATCTTTACCGGCGATATTGTCAGCGCGGAAATTGCGTCACCGCCGGATGTGACACTGACGCTGAAAGCCAAAACCGGCAATGCCGGCACCCGCGATATTGTGACTTCCGGGGGGCAGGCGATGTCAAAAATGAGTGAGATCGCTGCAAAAATCGCAAAAGACTGCCATGTTTCACTGGATTTCCAGGCGACCGATAAAAATGTCGCTAACTGGTATTTTTGCGGTCCCGCGCTGAAGCAGATTGAGCGGCTGCAGGACGCCGGGAATGTGAAAGCCTTTATTGATGACGATGTGCTGTATGTGAAAGACAGGGATAAAGCGCTGTCCGGCAAACTGCGTATTCTGAGTCAGAAAACCGGCATGATCGGGATCCCGAAAGCGACAGAGAAAGGGCTTGAAGTGTCATATCTGATCGACGGTGAATCCTGCCTCGGCGGTATGCTGCGGCTGAACAGCAAATTCAACCCTTCGCTGAACGGGGATTACATCATCGAGCAGCTGAAATTCGATATCGCCTCACATGAGGATGCCTTTTTTTATACGGCAACCTGCAAACGGGCCTGACGACACGGGCAAAACCATGAATAAACCTAATAGTGATATGGCCAGTGACGGCAGTCTGGCCGGGCAGTTTGCGGCTGCGTTCCGCAGTCTGCTGATGAATATTGACGACATGCTGCCGGCCACGGTGGTCAGTTATGACGACACCAGTAACCGGGCCGTGGTGAAACCGCTGGTGATGATGGTGACGACCGCCGGAAAGAAAGTCGGGCGCGGTGCGCTGGCTAATATACCGGTGTTTCGTTTCGGCGGCGGCGGTTTTTTTATCCGCATGCCGGTAAAACCGGGGGATTTCGGCTGGCTGAAAGCCAATGACCGGGATATCAGCCTGATTTTCCAGCGCGGCGGACTGGAAGACGAACCCAATACCGCACGTCTGCACACATTCAGTGATGCCATGTTTTTTCCCGATACACTCAAAGGCTGGGTAATCGACGGCAAAAATACGGATGCCCTGGTGGTGCAGTCTGCGGATGGTGCTGTGTGTTTATCGCTGCACGGGGATAAAGCCGTACTGGATACACCGTTGTTTGAGGTTAATGCACCGGAAACCATTTATGCCGGGAATGTGACTATTAACGGTAATCACGCTGTGAATGGTGACAGTAATGCGTCGGGCGGCACCCTGAAACACAACGGCAAAGACATCGGTTCAACCTACAAACACAGCGGTATTCAGCGCGGACATGAGGATTCAGGAGAACCGCTATGATGACATTTGATGTCAGTGAAAATAATGATCTGTTCACCGGGGGAGACGGTAATCTCGCCATCGCCCGCGATGAACAGGCAGTAAAAAACAGCTGTGCTCAGTATATCAAAGCACTGCGCGGCGAAATGCTGCATAAGCAGGACAAGGGCATTCCGTATTGGAAAACCACGTTCGGACGGCAGGCGGATCTGCCGGTGTTTGAAACCGCATTCCGTGAACGGATAGGGGAGATCTCGCAGGTCACAGAAGTGATTTCATTCGCGGCCGTCCTGAAAGATAACAATCTGAGCTATACCGCTGTTTTACAAACTGAATACGGGAGTATCAGGTTAAATGGCTGAATATAACTATATTACCTCATCCGGCGTGATTATCCCGGATACTGCTGAGCAGCGCACAGCCGTTGAAAATGAGTTTAAGGCGGTGTTTGGTCAGGATCTGGATATTTCGCCGGAAACCCCGCAGGGGGTGCTGATCACGATGGAAACAGAGAATCGTGATGCCATTGTGCGTAATAATGCGGAACTGGCAAATCAGATAAACCCGGATCTTGCCGGAGGCGTGTTTCTGGATGCTATCTGGGCACTGATGGGAGGGGAGCGCCGGGATGCCACCCGCTCGATTCTGACGCAGGTACAGTTCGGCGGTGTGCCGGGCACTATCATTCCGAAAGGGGCACAGGCAGAAACACTGGCCGGTGACACGTTTTTCACCACAAAATCGCTGATTATCGGTAAAAACGGGACTGTCAGCGGCGATATGCGTGCAGTTGAAACCGGTCCCGTGGAGTGTCCGGCCGGGCAGATGATGACGGTGGCCAGTTCTGTTCTCGGATGGGAGACGGTGACTAACCCGACCGGTGCGGTTACCGGCCGGATTGCGGAGTCTGATTTACAGTCCCGCCGCCGCCGTAAACTGACACTGGCAAAAAATACGGTCAGTGTCGGTGAGGCCATGACTTCCGCGTTGTATGAACTGGAAGGTGTCCGCTCTCTGGCATACCGGGAAAATTATACCAATACCCCGATGGCAGCGGACGGTATCACACTTGTACCGCACAGTGTGTATGTCTGCGTTGAAGGCGGGGAGAGCCAGGAAATTGCTGCCGCACTGCTGCGGACCAAAACCATCGGTGCTGCCTATAACGGCAGTGAGGAGGTTGAGGTGACGGAGCCGGTCAGCGGGCAGGTTTACACGGTAAAATTCGATCGCGCAAAAGAAGTGGTGCTGTTTTGTCGTGTGACAGTCAAAAAAACCGCCCTGGATGCACAAACGCTTATCCCGGCGGCGGTGGAAGCCTGGGCAAACGGCGATACCGGGGGAGATGGCGGGCTGGTGGCCGGGCGGGAAGTTTCACCGTTTGAGATTTCTGCCGGCATTAACGCCGCTGAGCCGCGGCTGTTTATCAACCGTATTGAATTATCCGCAGACGGCACACACTGGTCACCGGATATTTATCCGGTAAAACTGACGGAAGTTGCCAAAATTAACCGCAGTGCGGTTCAGGTGGTGTTTGTATGACAGACTCCATCCAGTCGTTTTCATTTCATTCAGATCTGCTGCGGGCATTGTTATGGCAGTACGAAGAGGCGGAAAACCTGAAAGCGCTGGCCCGCTATAAATCGGACTGGTTTGAGCGGGCGACCGTCAGCTTCTGGCAGAACTGGTACAACGATGTGTTTAATATCGATACCGCCACTGATTTTGGCCTCGGTATCTGGGCGCGGATCCTGGATGTGCCGCTCGGGGTGGATATTCCGCCGCATGATAAAACAAAAATCGGTACCGGTTTTGGTAATAAAAAGGCCAATTTCAGGGCGAATTTCCGGCGTAACAGTGATTACACACTGTCACTGACACAGGAACAAAAACGGCTGATTATCCGTATGCGTTATTTCAATCTGACGCAAAGCCCGACTGTCAGCAATATTAATGAATTCCTTGAACGGTTTTTCGGCAATAAAGACAGCAGGGTATTTGTGCTCGATCCGCTGGATATGACCTATCTGTATTACGTGTTTAATTTTAATCCGGATGAACGCCTGCGCGTTCTGCTGGAGAACTTCGATCTTATGCCGCGCCCGTCCGGTGTCGGCGTCAAATACCGGATTGTGACCAAAAAAGCCTTTGGTCATGGTGAAAACCGGAAAAACTTCCTGAGCAGTAACTTCGGAGCATAAAACGTATGACTAAATTATTTAAAGTCCCCTTTGCAACACAAGGGGACCGCGCTGCTATTCCTGATGAAGTCCGGGCCGATGGCGCGGTTTCCTATACCCAGGGTTACGGGTATGACTACGAGCGGGACCAGGCCACAGATCCGGCTGCCAAAGATATTGAACGTGAGAAGATGAACAGCCTGTTCCACGATATCACGGAAGCGGTCGGCGAAATGCAGTCCTTCGGGGTTCCGGTCTGGCAGGAGGCCGGTAAACCGTATGCTGTCCGCAGTATTGTGTACCACAAAAATAAAACCTGGCAGTCAAAAATTGAAAATAACACCACCGAACCGGTTGCCGGAACGGCATGGGCAGAACTGAAAGCAGATTTGACCGCCGGAGAGGTGGGCGCTTACAGCAAAGGTGAGTCTGATCAGAAATTCCAGCCTGCGGGTAATTATCTGCCGGAAGGTTACAGTTATTCCAAAGCGGAATCTGATACTAATTTCCAACCGAAAGGTAATTATGCCACTAAATCTGAATTGATTAACGGGTTGGCAGGTAAACAACCGGTTGGTGATTATGCAACTAAAACAGAGAGTAACGGAAAACTAGCTAAAGATAAAAATGGTGCGGATATACCGGATAAAAGCGAATTTATCAATAATCTCGGTTTGAGTGAAAAATTTCAGCCGAAGGGAAACTACCAACCGGCGGGGAATTATTATGTTTTTAGTGATATTACAACAATGCCGGAACGCGGTTTCAATGGGGTTTTTTCAGGCGGAGTGAGTGTTAAATATATCAAAGGGTTTTCAATATCATCAGGAAGCGGAGGGTCTGATACAGCGCAGCTATATATTGACCATAAAGCAGGGCTGACAGTTAGATATTTAAATAATAATGGGGCAGTAAATGAGGATAAGATTGTCGGTATTCCTATTGGCGCCACTATTGAATGGCAGTCAGCAGTAGCCATTCCTGACGGGTTTTTAATAAATGATGGTCGCGAGTTTAATGCATCTTTATACCCAATGCTTGCCAAAGTTTTTCCGGATCTGAAACTCCCTGATGACAGAGGACTTTTTAAACGCGCATTAGACAATGGGAGAGGATATGATTCCGGACGAAAACTCGGGAGTTTTCAAAATGATGCAATGCAAAATTTAACCGGGAATTTTGGTAACCCGACAATTGAAGGCGGTGATTTCTCAGAAGGAGTATTCCGGCATTCAGTAAATAAAGGCGGACGTGCTGCTGGTGCCAATGCAAACTCAATTTCGTACTCTTTTGATGCTTCCCGGCAAGTAAGGACAGCTCATGAATTCAGACCGGTAAATAAAGCGGTTATTTATATTACAAGGGTTATTTAAAATGGCAGAATACAATACAAAAATTCAGTACGCAAAATTTGACAAGAATGGCCTGGCAATCACTCCCGGATGGGCGGAGGTTTATTGTTGTCATCCCCTTACAAGAGAATATACCGGCAAAAGCCAGGATGAAGTTCCGTTAGGATTTAGTTTAAAAGCCGATGTTTATTTGGATAAACCAGTAATACCTGCTCCCGGATTTGCAGTTGTTCGCAGTGAAGATGGTAAACATTGGATGCATACTGAAGATCACAGAGGTAAAACTGGTTATGACAAAATTACGAAAGAAAAAATTCAAATAAGTATGTTTGGTACTTTACCAGAAAATCTGACATTACGTGAACCACTGACACCTTTTGATAAATGGAATGGTGAGGAGTGGGTCACAGATGAGTCCGAAAAATTAAAACATGAAATCACCATAGCGAATAGTCGAAAACAATCCTTGCTGTCTGAAGCAGAACAGATGATTGTTATGCTTGAGAGAAAAATACGCCTGGGGATGGCAACTGCTGAAGATCAGGTTAAGCTGACAAAATGGGAAATTTTTAGTATAGAAGTCACTGATACTGATACATCAGCAGGTATCGCTACAACATGGCCTGTTTTTCCGGATTCGGTGGATTGATAATATCAGAAGCGGCGGTTTAATCTGCCGCTTCTTAATGAAAAGAGTAATTAAGTAGAATGATTAGACTTTTATGTGTCCTATACATGAGAGTAGCCTTATAACATTTTTTAATTTTATATTTAATGCTGTTAGTATTAATACCATGTAAGAATCCTATGGATAAAAGGAGGACCCGGCTTTTCTGAATACATTGAAATAAATGATAACTATTTTCGGAGCACTGATACTTTGAAAATGCATCTTTTCATTATTAAGTAAATACGGGATCATATCCATGAAGAGATTAGACGGTGAACCATGGCAATTTAATCACCTCATGCGTAACCAGTGAATCTGACTGCCGGTAAAAATATTCTGCCGGATAAAGAGACGGTAATATTTTTACCTGCCCCAAGGTACGGGGACAATCACGGCGGTAAAACGCTATAATCGGTGTTCAGTATATTGCAGATAAGGGTAATGCTTTTATGACTGACAACGACGATATGCGGGCGTATTCAGAATTCGATTTTGAAGTTATTGCGCAGTGTAATCAAATCAGAGATATGCTGATGGCGGCGCTGGAAAGACGAAATAAAGAAATGCAGCGCCTGCGGATAAAAACACAGGAAATTCAGCGGGAATTTCCCGGTGATTTGAAAAAGCTTCAGGCGCATATGCGGGAAATGAAAGATTCCAATAATGAAGTCATGGCGCTGGTCAGAGAATATAATGTCTGGGCTGAACGGGCCGGATAAGCTGGTACTGGAATGAGCCGGGTAACCTGCTGATATGACAGCGCAGATGCTGCCCGGCATTTTATCCGGACATTCCGCTCCGGTGCCGGGGGGGGTTCTGCTGTTTACTGTAATGCCCCGTTTACGTATTACAGTGTATTTTTCTGCCTTCTTTCTGTTTTTTCTTCTTATTTTTTTTCTGTCACCAAAAGCGGTTGCGGCAGAAACAATGCACAGCAATATATCAGGACGGAATTCTCTTTTATCCGGTATTAAACTGCGGAATTTTTACCGTATGATTTATATGAGTAATACAGACGATCGAAAAGTACTGCTGCAGCAAACGCCGGATGAAATGATACTGCAATATGCAGAAAACCGGCAGGCATTGTTTAACAGCGCGATGGATAAAGATCCCTCTGGGTTGCTTTATTTCAGCTTCATTTACCCTGCAGAGCCGGATAACGGAGCTGTCATGACATTTTTACCCGCAAAAGAAACAATGCCGGGTTTATCTCAGGCAGAAACTGACGCATTATATACCGGTATCTTTCTCCGGCTGCGCCATACCTATGGTGATTTGCTAGATGAAGAGGAAGCCGAAACCCTGGAAAAGGATGCCATACTGGCCTGTGAAATAAAATCAGCGCTGTATCAGAATATATTACAGCTCAGTCCGCGGGATGCTGCCGGGGTATTACGTTACATCTGGGGCAGGGACGGGATTTTCTGA